ACCATACCACTGCCTGTTCCACCCATTGTGATGCCCGATGCTATTGCTCCAGTAGTAGTACTAGTAACCGAACCAATGGCTAATGCCGCTGTTGGGGGTGTAAAGGCTGTGGTATAACGTGCATAACCCTTAGTGATACGTAGGTCATCAATATAACCGTTGAGGTCATATACATTGTCTATAGTTTTACCTACTCTTAAAGGTCCAGTTGGCATCATACTAGTTGAGTTTGCTCCACTGTAGCCTTGTACTCCATCATTGAAAATTCGCAGTGTTCCGCTTGCTCTACAAATTGCAATGTGTGTCCAAGTATTTGCCGGAACAGCGATTGAACTGTTAATATCGCTTGCTATCAAAATGTAAGGTTGATTGCTGGAATTTAACAATACTGCCCAAGGCGATGCAGTTCCCGAACTTCGTGTATCAAGTATAGTTTGGTAAACTGAGCCACCGGATCTATAAAGCCAAAATTCTATGGTAAAATCTCCAGTGCCGAATTGTGTTAGTGGAGAAAATGGTGTTGTTAAATAATCACCAGTGCCATCAAACGCCATACTTGATCCGCCAAACTTACTTTGTACTGTAGATATTTTAGCATTGCCAACTGTTTCCAAATCGGTCATCATTGACGAATCGACGATGCCGCCGTTGGTATAATTTAACAATAGACTTGTGTTTGCAACCGATGTTAATGGTGCAGTTGGTGGTGTGAACACAGTTGTTCCTGTTGTGACACTGCTGGTCTGATATGCAGTCGGAATTGAACCATTTACCAAACGGAAATCAGTCATGTAACCTTGGTAGTAATTGGCAATACCTTCTTCGGAGCCAATTACATATGAATCACCTTGTATGCGAACTGATCCAAGACCAGTGACTACACTACGCAATACTCCATTAACAAACATCCTTGCAGTACCTCCTGTAATTGTTACTACCAAATGAGTCCATGCATTTAAAATTACTGGAATTCCTGTATCTCTAATAGTATCATCACTGACAGTATACGCATAGTTGGTGTACTGTAATATACGAATTGACGAATAAGGTCCACCGTTTTGCCCGCACATGACAACAACTCCGGCATTAGTTGAATAACACCACATCTCAACTGACGCACTATTGCTTCCAATACTAAATGCCGCATGGTTGGCCGCATATAAATAATCTCCGGAGCCGTCAAAGTACGCTGACCCACCGATTGTACTTGCTGAGTATGCGGCACTTGGTGCGAATGGACTAAACCGTTGTACCTGTGTATCGCCATTCTTTGTAATAGTAAATGCATTGCTTGAGTTGTCAATGAATCGGTTTGACTGACAGGTTAATAGACTTGTATTTGTTATTGCGGTTAATGGCGTTGTACTTGGGGTAAAATTACCTGTATAAACTGCTGTTCCTTTAACAACTCTGATATTACTTAAATAGCCATTCCAATAATTTGCACCTTGATGAGAACCAATGTAGTTGGAAGTTACTGAAGTTCCAATGGATGATGCAGTAGTTATTGAGCCAACTGACGTTCCATTTACATAACAGGTAAGTGTCGTACCGCTACGCACAAATGCAATATGCGACCATGTATTTAAAGCTACTGCCGTAGAACCAATTACGGCGTCAGACACCATATAAATTCCATAACATGGAATTCCAGAAGAATTCAAGTAAAAAACATTTGTGTTTGCAAAAGATATTAATGCCTGGCCAGGAGAATAACTTGTCGGGAATATCCATGTTTCAAATGTAAAATTTCCGGTTCCAATATTCATATTGACTGATGCCGGTGTTGTCAAATAATCCCCAGACCCATCAAAATAGTTACTCCAGTTATCACCATAAGGCGAGAACGTGCCTTGAGTAGTATTACCCACACGAGTAATAGCAAAATTATTTGAACTTGAATCAACAAATGTATTATTTGTTGCATTATTGCTGCCGTTACCTGACAATAATAATGTTGTATTTTGTGCATTTGAATCACCAGGCACTGTAGTAGTCACCGAGCCCGTTGCTTGTCCGCTTATAATAAATCCCATGATTATTTTCCTTTGATTTTAGCAGATTTTGACTGCTGTTGATACTGCTATTTAGTAAATAACATTATGAAACCTACTATCGCCTTATTTTTGGCAGATCCAATGTGCTCTGTACAAAGTGGGAATGGTGTAATGTTAGCACTCAGTGAACATTACAACTTCAAAATATTTGGAAAAAACCCACTAGAAAATTGTTTCTTTGATGGCGTAGATGCTGTTGCTGTGCCAGGTGGCTTTGGTGATGCTGAAAGTTTTGAAAAACTATTCAAACACAACAAAGATCGAGTCAAGGGGTTTGTACAGGGTGGTGGTCGATATCTGGGCATTTGTATGGGTGCATATTGGGCAGGGTCAAATTATTTTGACATATTGGAAAGTGTAGATGCTGTACAGTATCTGTCACAACCTAACACTGATACACGCAGACCACATGCCAAAAACATTAGTATAACCTGGCAAGGACAACCTAACAACATGTTCTGGTATGATGGTTGTGCCTTAGTTGGAGATACAAACAAATTCGAAACTGTTGCTACCTATGCCAATGGTGATGCCATGGCCATCATACAAAATAATATAGGCCTAATAGGTTGCCATCCTGAAAGTGAACAGTTTTGGTATGACAGCTACTCGTGGATGCGTGGCAAGTACCATGCGGGTACTCACCACAAACTTTTGCTAGAATTCACTGACTTGCTGATTTCTTAAGCTTCATGCCTGCATAAGTTCCAAGGAACGCACCAGCAACAGCAGGTATTACCAGCAGGTGATCTGATGTATAGTTAATGACTGCTATACTGCCTAGTATATAACAACCCACTGACCATATGCCTGCGCCCAAGGCCTTATTTTCCTGTACAGCTCTTAGATAGTACGTGTAAACAATATCTAATAAAAATACAGCCAGAAAGGTAAAGACATAGTCCCAGATCACTTTTTATCTTCCACTGGAATCTTTTCTTCTGCTTTCTTTTCCTTGACAACAGTTTCAGGAAAGTAGGGTACAATCACATAATGATTTGCACCCCACCAGCCAATGGCAGAAAGAAAGCCAATTATGATATATTCTATTATCATACTCGTTTAGACATAACCTTGTCAGCCAAGCCGTAGGCCACTGCTTCATCTGCTGACAAGAATGTATCAAACTTCATTGTAGCAAACAGTTCATCATACGTTTTGCCTGCTGTATTATGACGCACATACAATTCTGTCAAACGCTTGTTGATTCTAACACTTTCTTCAAAGCTTCGTTTAGCATCTTCAAACTGCAAGTCTTGTACGTGTACCGAACCGCTTGTACCACGTGTTCCAGAACTTACACGATGGATCATGGTACGTGCTTCTGGGAGTACATAACGCTTTCCTGGTGCGCCTGCTTGTGCTAGGAACGAACCCATACTAGCCGCTTGTCCCATAACGTAAGTTGATACATCTGGTTTAATAAACTGCATAGTATCGTAAATTGCCAAGCCTGATGTAACGCTACCGCCAGGGCTGTTGATAAACAAGCTAATGTCCTTATCTGGATTCTCTGCTTCAAGATAAAGCATCTGCGCTACGATTAGATTGGCCATTTGATCATGGACTTCGCCTTCGAGCATGATGATTCGTTCTTTTAAAAGGCGACTGTAAATATCATATGCTCGCTCACCTGTGCCGGTCTTTTCAACGACCATTGGTACTAAACTCATTCTGTTCCTTTTCTTTCTGTTAAATGCCAAATGAAACATTCATCTGCTTCTGCCCATGATACATCTTCTGCATACAGTGGAACATCCCAGTGGCTCAATACAGCATTGGCCATTAGCAAAAGACTATGAGGATGTTCCTTATATGCGTTTAGATCTTGATACCAGACATCACAAAATACGTCCCAGTAATCAGAATCAACATACGCTAGTAGTTGATTGATTTCTCGAAGTTCGTTTATTAGCATAGTTCAACTATTATAGCTGAACTTTTTACTGATTGCAACGAATTTCTTCTCTAATCGTTTGTCCGTTTTGATCTTGATAGATGTAACGGGTGCATTGTTGTTGAACCACTGGAGGCTGAACATACACTGGGGATTGTTCTACAACCACTGGGCCTGGCCTGTTCAATACATAACCAATGGTGCCACCAATGACCAATGGAGCGACCCAGCCATTGTGAAAATGTCCTCTATGAACATGACGCTGAACCTGATAACCAGGGTGGCCATGGTGTTGTGCCATTGCTGTTGAAGCAGTCATGGCCAACAATAAAATTGCAACAAATTTTTTCATAATAAGTCTCCTTTAAACTCTAAAACTTTCACCGCAACCGCAACGGTCTCTCTCGTTGGGATTGATGAACTCAAATCCTTCTTGTAAACCTTTACGAATATAGTCTACAGTAAGGCCCTGCATGTACACACAACTCTTTGGATCAACAAAAATACGGCAACCTGCACATTCAAATTGTTGATCCTCTGTTTGCGGTGTGTCTACGTATTCTAACACATAAGCAAGTCCTGAGCAACCGGTGGTCCTAACTCCAAGACGGATACCAAGTCCCGAACCACGACGGCTCAACATATTTTGTATCTTCTTGGCGGCTTGCTCAGTGACTTGTATCATTAGAATTGGACCGCTTCGGTTGAGTGAGTATTGGCCACAGTTGATGTAGCACCAACTGCTGTGCTAATGGCATCAAAATAACTAACGCCAACTTCACGTTGATGCTTAACTGTTGTGAAGCCTCGTTCTTGAGCTTCAAACTCACGCTGTTGCATTTCTGAATAACCGGCCATGCCACGTTGGCAATATGCTTCTGCCAATTCAAATGTAGCAAGGTTAACTGAGTGGAAACCTGCTAGCGTAATAAACTGGAACTTGTAGCCAAGTTCACCAAGCTCACGCTGGAATGTTTCGCATTCTTCTACCGATAAAAATTTACGCCAGTTGAAACTGGGTGAACAGTTATAAGCAAGCATCTGACCCGGGAATTGAGCATGTATAGCATCAGCAAATTTCTTGGCCTGTTTGATATCTGGCGTCGAAGTTTCAAACCACAACAAGTCTGCATAAGGTGCAAATGCTAGGCCACGAGCAATACAAGCGTCAATACCGTTTTTAAACTTGTAAAAGCCCTCTTCGGTTCGTTCGTCAATGATAAAATCTTTGTCTAGTGGGTCGTGATTTGACGTAATCAATGTAGCGGCTTCTGCGTCAGTGCGAGCCATAATAACTGTGTCGACACCTGCTACATCAGCGGCAAGTCTTGCGGCATTTAATGTACGAATCATTTGACTTGTTGGTACAAGAACCTTGCCGCCCAAGTGACCACATTTCTTTTCAGACGCTAATTGATCTTCAAAGTGAACACCAGCGGCGCCTGCTTCAATCATAGCGGCCATTAGTTCGTATGCGTTTAACGCACCACCAAAGCCAGCTTCAGCATCAGCTACAATAGGAAGGAAGTAATCAGTTGTTACATTACCTTCTAATGTTTCAATTTGATCAGCACGACGAAACGCATTGTTAATACCTTTGACCACACGCGGTACCGAGTCAACTGGATATAGACTTTGATCTGGATATGTTTGATTTGCTGTATTGTTTGCGCCAGCCACTTGCCAACCTGACAAGTAAATTGCTTTCAAACCAGCTTTGGCATGTTGTACTGCCATCTGACCGTTGTAAGCACCTAATGTGTTTACATATGGTTCGTTTGCCAATAGTTCACGCAACTTTTGTGCGCCACGACGAGCTAATGTATATTCGATCTGTACTGAGCCTTGTAGCTTTTGTACATCTGCCTGAGTGTAGTTTCTTTTTTTCATAGTTTAATGTTTTTTGCGATAGTCTTCTACCGCGGCTTTGATGGCGTCTTCGGCCAAGATGGAGCAGTGAATTTTGACGGGTGGAAGGGCCAATTCTTCTGCTATATCTGAATTCTTAATTTGTGTTGCGGCGTCAAGTGTCATGCCTTTGACCATTTCAGTGATCAAACTGCTACTTGCAATGGCTGAGCCGCAACCATATGTTTTAAACTTTGCATCAGTGATGATACCATTTTCTACCTTGATTTGTAGTTTCATTACATCACCACATGCAGGAGCACCTACCATGCCTGTGCCAACATCTTCATCATCTTTTGAAAAACTGCCTACATTTCTAGGGTTTTCATAATGATCAACTACCTGTTTACTATATGCCATAGTGTTCTCCTTAATATACTATATTTATACAAGGAAAAAGGAGCATTAGCCCCTTTGTTCCCTATACTTCATCAAAGCAACCTGACGGGCTAAGAAAAGTTTCCATTGTATATCTTCTGGTAATGGCTCGTGATCATTGTTGGGGTTAAAAGGGACTTTAACTAACTCTGGTCGACGATAACCAACATATACATCCTCATCATCAACTAATACGTGTTTAGGATCAACTCCACCACGTATTAGTGATAAACGAAGTGGATTACTTCTTAGGAGCTTCGGCTTTCGGATCCTTGGCGACTGGTGCGCTTTTTGTGGCGTCAGTCTTAACTGCCTCCTTGGCGGCTTTTTTCTCTTCTTTAGCGGCTTTCTTTTCTTCTTTGGCGGCTTTTTTCTCTTCTTTAGTTGGAGTAGAAGCTGGAGCAGCCGGCGCTGTTGCGGCAGGGGCTGGTGTAGCTGGTGCGGCAGGAGCCTTAGCAGGTTCTGCGGCAAAAGCAGTAGCGGCAAACAATGTTGCGATAAGTGCGGATACTAGTTTCATGGATATCTCCTAAGTTAGAAACAACATACAAACATTATTGTCTGTATACTATTATAACGCCACAGCTGACATTAAAGTTGACACAATCCGGACAATTTTAATAAAGTGGCAACTTCATCTTCCACCTCGGTCCATATATCTACTGTAATGCTATAGGAACGCATGGGACCATTGGTCCAGTACATTTGGTCTGTTGTGATACCAAATTCTTCAACCACACGCTTACCATCAGGCTTTTGTGTCCAATCCCATACAGCGGCTGCCGCATAAATTGCCACATCATCTGGATCACCTAATGCTAAATTGGCTAGTCTAATTCGTCGCATTTTAATATTAACTTTGCTAGTATTTTATCTTCTTTATCTGCAAACCCAATTGCTAAACCTACCCTGGTTCCAAGATTTTTATGGTCAACAAATTCTTGTGTGAAGCAGTCGCTTATTTCAATATTGTGTTCTTCTAATAATTCAACAACTTCATTTGTGTCAAATAATATTTGTTTACGTAGACTCATCCAATCATTGCCATCCATGTCGGAATATGAATGATAATATTTGTAAGCTAGCCAGTGAAGCGAGTTTCGGCTAGTTGTCCACCGTCCATTGGGTATGGGATTATTGTGAAGTGCCATTGTTAGACAATTGCTTTTTGATCAATGAACCAATGGCACTGATAATCACACTGTGAAATATAGCCCATACACCTTGCCAGATACAGAATTTATATATATCTGTGTTCCAAAAACTCAAAATGTAAATCTCTGTGCCTACAGCAAAACTTAACAATCCGATTAGAAAAAGAAGCCCAGCAATTCGAAAAATTCCTTCTAGCGTTTTTTCTTCTGCCGCTATGTTACGCATTTAATTATGTTCTCCAGTTAATTCACCTTCCCTATGCTGGACAATATAATTGGCCTTAGGGAAGGAAAGCCTTAGGGCCTTGTCTAACTTTCTTTCTAATTCTTCACGTCGATTGGCTTGTACCAAATGTTCCTGATCTGTACATTCAGAACACCCAATAACCTCACTGGCACTCTTGATACTTTGCCAGTGACCAATCCATTTGCCATTTTCTTTGGCTACACTTACTTTAATATGTACAATCATCTTAGACCACCTTTTTTACATTGTAGTTGATTCACAAACAGTTGTCAATATCTTATTTAGAAAAGAATTCCAATTCAGGTATTTCATCAAATTTATCTATTTTTTGCATAACTGCTCGTGTAGTTATATAATTCATGTGTTCTTTCAATTTTTCAGCAACAAACCTGTTGCGAGTTTCTTTATTTGGGCTACCTAATACCACAATATCAAATACATGATTTCCATGATGTATCAGCATATCTATACAAAATCCTGCAGGATTTGTAAAACCCGTTTTACCAACTTTTATATCATGTGAACCGGCAAAAAGATTGGTATTGCGAATAACCAATTTCTGCCAAAATCCACGTTTGTCCTTTACTATCACTGTTGATGTTTTAGACATTGCTGTGTCTGAAAATGCGCTGTACTTGGTCAGTGCTTGATTTAACAAGTGTAGGTCTTTGGCTGTACTGGTATTGAGCAAAAGGCCAGTTGGTTCAATGTAATTTGTATTTTCCATACCTAATTGTTGAGCGGTGGAATTCATTCGATTGATAAATGATTGGTAACCTTCCGGGTCGTTAAGTGCCAGAGTTTTTGCGGCCAGGTTGTCACTGGCTATCAAACTTAGTTCAATTAGAGTTTGGCGTGAAACACGCATACCGCCACGAAGCACATGGCTGTTTTCAATCTTCTGGGGTACAATAGTGATAAACTCATCCAGCGGTGCATGGCTTTCTAAAACCACATACACAGTCATTAGTTTTGTAATGCTGGCAATAGGCACAATCATGTCAGCATTTATAGATTCACGTACTGTGTTATTTGTACGGTCGTATACAAATACAGCCTTGGCTGGTTCTGGTATGGGTTTAGATTTTGATTTAGGTTGTGCAGACTGTACCGATGTAGCTGACATTGCTATAATTAATGGTCCGGCGTACAGGAATCGAACCCATATTCTAGAGGTAGAAGCTCTATGTACTATCCATTGTACTAACGCCAGAGAATTCAATTTAAATTACTCTACCAAGTACCTGATAAATTAATTGGTCTAGTTCGTGTTGGCCAGACCTGCGCTTTAACCAGATTTTGTTTACTAGTTCTTTGACGTCAACTTCTGTATAAACTGTTGGCATAATTACAACTTTAAACTTGGTGCCCAGGGCGAGACTCGAACTCGCAAAATTCGGCTTCTAAGACCGACACGTATACCAATTCCATCACCTGGGCATTATATTGGCGGAGCGACTGGGAGTCGAACCCAGTCACCTGCGTTAACAGGTGTACGGATTAGCAATCCGCTGCCTTACCGTTCGGCCACCGCTCCAATATTTGCTAATGTATGTATTATATAGTAGTTATCAATCAAGGTCAACAACTTTTAACTATTCTGGACAAATGACAACATTGCTTTTTTTGCAATTTCCCTGTCAAAGCCTTTGCCTTTAATAAATTCTGCAATCAACAATAAAGCAGGCTCATTTGTTTTCATTATGTTCCTGTGAAATCCAAGGACCTTGATTGCTTCTCGATCATAAAATTCTTGTAATTGTTCAGGTGTTGGAACACCTTCATGTGCCCAAAATGTCTTGTGTGGTCTTAGCTTTGGCTTGACATGTACTGGTTCGTCATCAGCAAGAAATCCATATAATATAAATTCCGATGGACTACCAATGTTGGTTTTTCCGCCAGCTTTTCTGTCAAGGAACATGGCTTCAAAGTCCATGATGTTTAATATCTTCTTCACTGTAGATGTTTTACAAACAAAGGGTGTTTGTGTTATCCAATAATGAAAGGGACCAGGAAACCCTGTGACTCTTTTAATATCATTAATCCAAGGTAACCACATGTCATTCTGATGATTCTCATCTGTCAAACAACCATTGCCTTCTGCTATTGGCCATTCGCTCAAACGAGTAGGCTTGATAAAAAAGTTCTTGCTATCAAGTATAAGGTAAGAACTGCCTTGAATCATTGTAGCAATCTTAAACTTAAATATTTGCTGACGATATCTTCCCGAGACCTTGTAATCAACGTTCCTATCAATGTTCATGTTGATAATACGCAAGGTATGTTTGGTATAGTACTGCGCCAGTTCACGTTGCCAGCGTTCTATAGACCACTTACTGCTTTCAACAATTACCCAATGTGTGCAAGGCTCTTCGACGTACAAATTAATTGATTGTGCCTGTAAAAAAAATAAATCTCTATCCCTATCGCATGTTACTGTTACTATTTCGTTCATCATTGCCTCAAATTATTTTTCTATACTTATATTATATTTTTCTCTTAGAGATATAGACATCTGTGCTACAATTACAATAGTTCTGACGACAAATGATTGGTTTGGTGGGCCACGCTATGTTGTCAATATCTTGTATTCTTCCAATTTTTGGTGCAGTTACACAATTGCCCAAGTGAATACGACCATCAAAATGTACAAACAAACTTTCAAGTCCAATGTCACACTCCCAACCTGAAAAGTCAGTATTCCCAGAGTTAATTAGAGCCTGTGCTTTTAGATCTAACTCATGTGTGCCATCATCATAAAAGGCTTCAGCCCCTTTAATTTCCTTTGCCCTATTTGCACCAGGGCTGTTTTTCTTTTTAGCAGACACATAGGGTAAATTGTCTATTATTTGAATTTGCTCTGGTGTATAATCTCGACCTTCAGATGTAGCAGTTCCCCAGTCACTGACTTTGACAGGTTGTACATCAACTACATTTTCTTTGGCTAGGAAATTATACATTGCTAAACTTTTATTAAAGTGCCTAGAATCAAACATCACTGATACGGCTGTTCTTGTATTCTCCTTACATGCATAGGCTTTTTCTATTATCTCAGGCTCTTCATCGCTGGGATGATAACTTAAAATAATGTAACTAAGATATTGCGTTAACTCTTGGTAGTATCTGGCTGTTCTTGCCCCATTGGACGTTACTCCCACAGGATGACCAGCATTGCTAAATTTCTTAACCAGGTCTGGTAACCAAGGGCTCAGTGTTGGTTCACCACCAGCAATGGCCAAGCTTATTGTGCTGTACCTAGACAACATTTGATCAATGAACTTTTCTGCATGGGTCCAATCATAGTTGTGATTGGTACCTGTGTGTAGGTTGGTACTACAATAACTGCAACGCTTTGTACAGATATTGTTTATGACCCAGGTCAGATACATTGCTGGTATCTTTTGTTTTATTTCAATGATGTTTGGCATTGTATGTTTACATTGTTTGGTCGGTCCTGCAGGATTTGAACCCACGACTTCCTGTTTCGAAGACAGGCACTCTATCCAACTGAGTTAAGGACCGGGTTAGTCTTTGTCGTTAGTGATGATGGCGACTGTACCATCCCATACCAGTCGTCCATCACATGCCACATTCCATTTGGTTTCGCCATACTCATTTGTTGTTTCTGTGTACAGCGGACTGAATATTTTAACATCCGACGCCAAGTGTTCTACCCCATCTTCAAACACTCGCCATACCAGGTCGGTGTTGCCACCATGCTTGGTATTGAATCTGACATGGAACTTGGACATTATTTTAATCCCATTTCCTTGCGAATCTTGGTTGCTGAAATATCAGTCACTGATGAGTCAAATGACTCTTGTTCAATCTTGTAACCCACATCGCGGCCATATGTGATGTTTACAATGTTGGGAACAACTTGTATTTCATACTGTCCCTGAAACAACGGATCCAAATCGCGTCGAATAAATGACTTGACTTGATTGACTTCAAATGGATTGCTGTTGTTCCAACCTTGACAGTCGCGGATTTGAATTACAACCTGTCCTGTCTTGGCAATGGCACGTTCAAACAAGGCACGGTGACCAGCATGCCATGGCTGCCAACGACCCAACATCTGTACAGTTTCTTTTTGCCAATCAAACCGTGGTCTACGACGGTCATGAAGAATATGGTCCCCAACAAATTCTGCCCACTTTTCTGCGTTTTGTTCTGTGATACGGAAGTCATACACTTCAGGAGGAACAAAGGCTTTGTTGGTATCATCAAAGCGCCCTGAATCAATTGTGTCAATCCAGATGGTCCAGTCTGCTTTAAAGTTATTACGCATCTCAACCAATGGAGCAACAAAGTCACAGATAACATAGTCGCCTGTACATTTAAATGCAAATTCCGCCATGCGTAAGCTTTGACGAATACGACCTTCTCGACTAAAGTCCCAGTCATTGAAACGCTTGCGTATCTCATCAGCATTGAACCATTCAACTGCGGATTTATAATCTGCTGGTGGAAATTCCATGCCGGCAGCTCGCCATAATGGCATTGTAGCAAGACTTGAATTGTCTTCAAGGTACTTCTTTAATCTTTCGGAAAAGTATGTTTTTCCCGAGCCTGGTAAGCCCATAACAAGAATCTTTGTGGCCATTTGTACACTCCTTTAAAGTGTTATTTAATCATTTTTTCCTACTACTGCGTCCATAATATCAACCACTTCGTTATAATTAACAAATATACCTTTGTAATCAAGTCTTGATTCTAATAGGTTGGAGTTTGCTTGCGGTAAATTTGCACGTACCCATTCTACACTGTCATTGTATTCGATCACTGTGTAATTTTTGTTTTTTGAATTTAAAAATCTTCTTACCATTCTAAATTTTAGATGATTTAACGATAGGTCAAAAATTTGAGGGCGGTGAGTCACTGGATCAAATCTAAATGAGCCAGCTGTTATAACAGGAATATTTTTTAACCTTGAATATGCGTATTTGCCAGTTTCTCTGGCAACTATTAAACTACACAATTGGTCTGCCAAATTGGATCTATAGGTTAGATATATAGAATTAAAAATATCAAAATTAAACCCTGTAAAATCTATCAATGGGAAGAAATTGGAAAAATTTCCAATTATATCTGTAGTCTGTAATTTACAGACAAACGAACTGGACGCCGCTGTCAAATCATTAGTTGTCTTAGAAATAGTAGAATAATAATGTGCTGTGTCTTTTTTATCAACCATGTAGTAAGGTTCTTTTATATTTTCTATGTTGAAGTGTGTAGACAAGCTGTCTACTAGAAAATTAGAGCGAGACCTTGGTTGTCCAATGACTAATATTTTCATATCACATTTCCAGTGTACGCATTGACAAAATCAACCACATCATTGTAATTGAAAAATATGCGAGGATACTCATATCTTGTTGCTATGTTGCCTGCTCGTGTGGCTGGTAGATTTGTGTTCATCCATTTTACAGAATTTTTATATTCTATCAAAGTGTATGGGATTGATTGCTTTTTAAAGCAATGAATTAACATGCGTAATTTTAAGTGATCAAGCATGACATTGTTTACCAAACTCAAATGTTCCTTTAGATCAAATGTAAAGGAGTTAACGGGTATAAATGGTGAACTTTTATTTGTTACAAAATTGCCTGTACCATTGGCCACGATCAAACTGCATATCTGTTCAACCATGTTCTTTCTATGTGTAATATAAATCTTGTCATATGATTTAAAATCAAAAACATCAATGTCGGGCAATAGTGGAGCATTTGTAAAATTTCCCGGCATGTTTGATAATTGTATTTTGACCAGATAATCTTCACCAGATGAATTTAAGTTGCTTGTTATGGTTTCAGACAGCTCGGAAAACTTATCCATCCTATCCCTGCTGGCAAGAAGTTCGTACAAGTCCCGATAAGGATCTCCTGCATGTTTAATCCCGTGATAGTTTGATAGACTTGTTGCTAGATAATTTGATCTAGAGCGAAGCTGACTAACGACTGCAATTTTCATATTGGATATTTATATGATGGTACCAACGACTGGAATCGAACCAGTGACACACGGATTTTCAATCCGTTGCTCTACCTACTGAGCTACATTGGCATGGTACCCTTGGTTGGATTTGAACCAACATATCATACTCCTCTGTTTGAGAGAGGCGACTTTACCAATTTGTCCACAAGGGTGTAACTGGGGTGAAGGATGGGACTCGAACCCACAACAACTGGAATCACAATCCAGGGCTCTACCATTGAGCTACCAACACCATTATTAAGCGAATTTGTCTAGGTTTTTACCCAGCTCATTTATGGCTTGCATTTGGCCATTGGCTGAGTATGAAAAGAAAGGATGTTGTTCGGCACTGTATGTGACATGGCCACAATCATCAACTTCTTTGCGATGGATCTCATACTTGCCACGTGGACCATTACCAATAATGTAGCTTGTAGTGTAGATGCTTTCGACTTGCATACACTATTTACTAAACTCTGGTCTCGCCAACAGGAATCGAACCTATATTTGAAACTTAGGAGGTTTCCGTTCTATCCATTGAACTATGGCGAGAAGTTGGTTCCGGGTGCAAGATTTGAACTTGCGACCAATGGCTTATCAAGCCACTGCTCTACCACTGAGCTAACCCGGAATGATCAATATGAGCTATTGAGGCAATATTTTACTTATTAAGGTGGTGGGACCAGGGAGGTTCGAACTCCCGACCAATGGATTAAAAGTCCACTGCTCTACCGGCTGAGCTATAGTCCCATAAATTATGGCAGAGGGTAAAGGAATCGAACCTTTGACAACGGAATCAAAATCCGTGGTTATACCATTTAACTAACCCCCAACAATTTGGTGCCTTCGTAAAGAATCGAACTTCAATTCCCGGCTTCGTAGGCCAGTGTATTATCCATTATACGACAAAGGCTGGTGGTAATGACTGGACTTGAACCAGTAACATTCTCCGTATTAAGGAGGTAGACTACCATTGTCCTACATTACCTTGGAGCAACGGGAGGGATTTGAACCCACGGTTTTACGGATTTGCAATCCGTTGCCTTAGACCACTCGGCCACCGTTGCTTAATAAACTTTAGTGCTGTTTTTACGTTTGTAGGTACGTATCTACAATCTATTAACCTAAGTAATTTATTAAAGGAGATTTATATGAAAATATATTACAATAAACCTACTCGTAGAAACAGCATTGGTACAAAAACTTGGCCTGACAAAAAAATTAAACCGACTCCAACGCCAACACCACCTGTTCCAGGTAATGGCAACGGCACATCAGGTGAGTATGATCTCAATTTAATTGAAGTCCCTGGCATTGCATTAACTATTCCTCTACTAGGTAAGATTTTAGAATTTGCCCGAGAAGAATGTAAATGTGACCGAGACATACATGCACTACTGGAGCGTCTTATTGAAGTTGGCCTCAATGAGTTTTTGGATATTGAGAACTATTACGATATCTTTGGTGAAGACCAAGGTAGCGATAGTTACACAGAATAACTGGCATCCCGCGAGAGACTCGAACTCCCACTTACGGTTTTGGAGACCGCAGTGCTGCCATTACACCAGCGAGATATTGTTTGGTGGGCCGTGAGTGATTCGAACACTCCACCAATGGATTATGAGTCCACTGCTCTAACCTAATGAGCTAACGGCCCGTAATCTTAATTATACATGCTTTACGCATGTTTGTCTATGGCGGAAGCTGTGAGATTCGAACTCACGGACCTTTTACAATCGGCAGTTTTCAAGACTGCTGGTTTAAACCACTCACCCAAGCTTCCTTGCGCTATTTAACACACTGTCTACGACATTTCAGTCCTGGCAATGTGTGTATTAAAGCATACTAAACGAGGCGTTCCGTCTGCAGACAGTACCAAGCTTATCTCTAATATGCTTTAATACGCTGTGATTTTTCGCTCCACAAAAGGAACTCTATCCTACAGGCCGCCCATTTGGAACATGTTTAGAGTGCGTCCCGTAGCTCGCGTTGCTACCTATTCACACTTTGCGATCAACGATGTTTTTGAATTAACATCTCCTGCTTTTTCAAAGCCTTGTGCATCGCTTCGGCACGTTTAAACTTGCTTTGGATCAGTTGTTTAGACTGCTCTTTTGTCAAGGTGTGCGCTTTGATCCACTCTGCTTCTTTTAATTTCTTACTGTCTGTTGTCATAATTCCTTGGTCTAAAAAGAAAACCCTGGAGTCTTTTGACATCCAGGGTTCAGTAAATGTTTAGATTACTTTATCCTGGATTGGCTCCTAGAATATGACGGCTCATAATAAAAGAAGTGCAGAAGCTTGAGCTCTGTTTTGAGCACCAACTTTGTTTCTTCGATATTGATATGAGTTTGTTCATCATAGTAATCATTATACACTTACTTAGCCTTTGTGTCAACCTCTGTTTGACTTTTTAGCAAAAATTTTAACTTTTTAATTTCTCTTCTGCTTCCAGTTCGGAAAGCTTCATTTTATACACCACAAGACCGCCATAGGCTATCATGATAGAACATGCGCCAATGCCGATGATAGCAATTGGTACGGTATTAAGCAAAATGCCGGTACCAATACCAATAACTACAGCAAGTCCAAAAACTTTTGCCACTTCAAGTGCGGCACGTTGTTTGAGTGTCAACATAGAAATCCTTTAAAAAGAACTATTATAGCAGGAGATTTAGTTTTTGTCAACCAGTGAAGTGTTGTAAAAATACAACACTCAAGATCTACACTTGTTAAAGTGTTCTTGTAACCAACTGTAATTGTTGATTAAATTAAGTCTCGACATGTCGTCTTGACATTCGTTGACATAGGCTACAGCGTCCTGGTAACCGCGGTAACACCAAGCGGCATTATTTTTCCCATCGTCAAGATCTTTACACGCAATCCAACTGTTGACAAACTGTTCTCTGTGATGCTTGCCCGGGCGATTTTTAAAGATAACGCTGGTTAATTTAACACAATGACGAAACGCCGCTCGCCAAGCATCAAATGGTGTTTCATTGTAAGCAGTGATTGAAAAGGTGTTGTTTACTATTACCTTGCTGTCAGTGGCATTTAAAGAAAATTCACCATGTCGCATGTCTTTAGCAACAATTTTATCAACTGTCCAAAGTTTAACAGCACCCAGTGTAGAAGTTGTATTCTGTATTGGATCCTGCGCTGTAAACAATATCAGGTCATGCGTGATCTGTTGGTTATAAACCAATGGTTTTAATAACCAATTATCTCCGTCAACTGTCCAGAAATTCTTAGAAGTTGATAACGATTCGCATGCCAAGTGTACACGATCTATGCCGTTGATTCCGTGTATGCGTTTTGCATCTGGATGTAGCTCAAGCAATCTTTTCCAGTTTTTCTCAGCATTGCTTTCTTGATAGCTTATGAAAAATATATCAGACATTTCTTGGTATTTTATCCAGTGCCTTGAGAATCTCTTGATCAGTGTCACTGTAACCTCTGTTTGTATATTTAAAGTATCTTTCTCGAATTAAACTGTGTTGTCCTGCAAATCCTTCAAGCTGTCCAGTGACTCTAAGCGTTTTATGAATTATATCCTTTAAGGTATTATTATTCATAATGGTGTATTTTCCATCTGTGGCAATGGCGCACACACTATAATCAACCCAGCGTATTCTATCTGCGGCTGTGGCATCATGTACCACAGCTTGTACCTGGCAATTGTTAACGGTCCAGGTGATTTTGGTTTGACCTCTTGAATTTAACTGTTGAAATTTATTGCTTCTTGTTGTACGTTGAATATCAACTGAAATTGGAGATAACAGTTTGTCAAGTTCAGCAATGCTGGCTTCTGAGCGGCAAACAATATCAATGTCGTTGGCCTGCCATGTGCAACGGCCCAATTGGGACTCAATTTGATATGTTAGATAACTGCCTGTGATGTAAGGACCTGTAACCAAGTCAAAATTTACCACAGAAGCAAGATAGTTGATCATGTTTACCAGTCGCCATTATCAACCACAAGTCTAAGTGATAAAAATGCAAACTGTGCTGTATATTCACTTCTGTTAGGGGCAGGGCAGACCCACGGATGTTCATTCTTAAACCAATGAAACTGCCAGTGTAATGGGTTTAACACCAGTGTAATCCAAATACCGCTGTAGCGTAGCCAATCCATTAGTTGTTGCCTTTTTTTAATCTATGTTCACGTCTTGCTTGGGCAAGTGTGTCCCATCTTTCATTTGAATCAAACCACTCTTTATCAAGTGGTGTTCCATTGATGGTGGGCAATTCATTGCTGTCATAGGTCCAGCCTAAGGCCTTCATCATGCGATGCTTGACCAACAAGTTTGGAGCACGAAATGCTTCTGTGTCGTCAAATCCCATCATAATGCCTACTTCACACACTGCGCCACTACGGCAAACACCAGCATGGCAATGTACAATAACATTCATACGATTAGCTAATGCATGTTTCAACAATTCAGCCAACTCTGCGGCCTGTTCGTGACTGCATCGCATGGCTTCGTCGAGTGCAAAGTCCTTCTCTTCAATGTCTAGGAATTGAAACTGATGAGCTTCCTTAAAGTTGTACTTGGGAGTAGGGAAGTCGCCGGGCGGATCAACAATTTGAATCAGCATGGCGTTTTCACCAGGATTGATGTGATAACCTTTTTTAATATCACTTAGTGAAACATTTTGAATCCACGGCATATCTTTTCCTTTTTATTTTAAGATATTTAAAATCTTATTTTTATAAATCTGGTGTTGTTTGGGACCCGGATGTTGAAGATCTGTGCCAACATCAACAAATTCGTCACCATCTACTCCTAGAACAACACCAGGCGCATTGCCAATTAATTTTAAGAAAAGATCTGTTTGTTCTTTTAACAGTCTTCTCATTACCCATATTATACAATAATCAACTGAACCTATTTTTTCTAAAAAATTAACAACCTGGCAAACATAATCGCGTGCCTTAAATGCTAAATTTTCATCTAATAACCTTCTGTGACTAATGATATTTTCAAATTCAGGATTCAATTTATTGTAGTAATGCCAGGTTACATTTTGTTTAGTACCATTGGCAAAATAATAAACAAATCTATTGATACCTGTCAGTCCCCATATCAGTTTATCACCTGGTCGTATATCAGCCCTGAGTATTTGATCCACTGCCCATTCAATTGACGTTCCGGGTTCTGTCAGATACACAGGAGTCATATCTAGTTCATGTGATACTAACTGTCCGTATTTTTCGTCAGCACCGACTCCTGTACCATGAGAAATGCTACAGCCCACAATCCATAGAACAGGATCATCATTGGGTCTTTTGCTTGTCAGCTTCATACTCAACCGTCAATTTCTCTACAAGATCTAACATTGTCTGACTCAATCGAACACGGTAATCCCTGTTTTGCTTTCTAGGAAAGCCATCACGTTCAAAGAAATCTATGTCTTCATAAGCCAGTATTTTGGCATTATGACTGTTGACATCATTGATGATACGGTCAAGCGTCTTAATCCTATCAACTAAATTGTACAACACGCCTGGATCTATGTCAAGCACTTGATCTGTAAATTCACCCTCAATCAACTGTCCAAATTGTTTTGTTGAATATGCAATTACGTAACTGCCAAGTTGAGCACGTTTGTCTTTTCGATAAAGATAATAATTCTTTTCTGCCATATTCATCAAATATTGCCTAATTTCAGGATCTATGGGGTCAACATGATTGTGCATGATTGTTTTTCTATTAGAAGAATATTGCTTTAACAAACTAAATCTATGCTGTTCTTCTTCGTTGGGTGACCTGGTTCTTGGTTCATACATCTTTTTAAAATCAATTGAACCATTATCAATAAAGTATTCTAAATAATATGCTCCTGGCTCATAATCATTTAAGGCAAACATCAATCCATCACTGTTACGCATATAGTAATTTTTCATGTGATGCTTATTAAACAGCTCGTTAATATACACAGAATCTGAGTGAATTGATTTAAGATAATAGCTGTACCATACACTGCCAGTTCTAGGTGTTGACCAAACGTTTATAATCATATCAAATCTTAATAGGTAGCAGTGCCTGGCTTTTCTGCGTATTGTTCAAGGTTGTCTATTATTTGATAGTCACGTCTATCCATTAAAATCTTCACTTCAGGACCATATTCATCGTGGCCTTCCCAGGGGCTACCCATGGCCAATGTTAACTTTACTGTGTCACTTTCATTGTCCATGCCATGTACCCAACTGCCATCCATTAAAAATGCACCGTCAACTTCTGGTACATGTACATCACCTGCCTTGGTCTTGAAAAATAATGAGTCTGTGCGGCCTCTTAGTACAATACGGAATTTGTGCTTTTTGGTGCCTACTTCGTGTACCTTACTGTCAATGTGTATTGCATTCTTAGCACCAGGTTGTGTAATAAGAATCATTAATCTACTACGCATGCCTGTCCAAGGGAATACTACATTTTCAAAGTAGTCTTTAATGGTTGGCGGAGTATGATCTGCCCAAACAAATTCACCCTGGTGACGATTTGAAATGCTTTGGGCACCCAATTGACCTGTTTTTGTCACTAAAGGAATCATGTGAATTTCACGGTATGCGTCCCAGAAAACAGCGTCAGTTCCCAGCAATGGTTCAATTTCTGCTATTGCCTTGGCCTTGTCAATGGGAGGCAAATCAACAGTTGCAAATAATAAATTTTTACTCATATTAAATTCCAAATAATTTCTTTTTTGCGTCGGCAAATGTCATGTCACGATATTCATTTTTAGCCCTCATACCAACAATGGTTCTTGCATTGGCACTGGCAGTATTGTCCCATTCATGATATATTGTGGTATTAAATAATATAGCATGTTCTTGAGAAAAATGTCTGGCAGCCAGGCATTTGGGTTTTTTAATTGATTCGTCAAGTATGTAGCTTACAGTGTCATGGTGAACAGCATCTTCACCGTCATACCATCTGGTAATACACTGATCATCTTTAATAAAAACAGGATAATTAAGTCTGAAATTCACTGGTTTATTGATTTCAGCATTGATGTCCAGGTGTATAGGGCTTTTGACTCCGGGGTAAGTGGTCAAGAAGGCCGCAGATCTATCCAGATGTAAAAATTCAGAGCATGGATTGTTGTCTATTAGAAGAGTTAAATCCTTGTCATTTTTAACATAAAATTCTTCAGTTTGATAATTGGGATACACTTGTTGTATTGCAGTAACGCCTTTGTTGTTTGATACAACAAAATTTGATTGGTTAGCAGTGTCTTGTAACAATTTTATATAATCATCTAGGCCAGGGTAGGAGAAGGTTATATAGTACGGACTGCAATCTTTAATAATTTTAAACATTTTATTTTAATTCCACCGTTAACAATTGCTGAAGCACACCATTGAACATGACAGGGCCGTCACTGGGAACAAATACAGTGTCTGGAAATGCTTTTCTTAGATGATATTTTCTGCTTATTTCAAATAATCTCTGATTATAGTCATTGAATGACAGTATGTATTGTTTACATCCTTGTTCATTTGCTCGACGAAATTGTTCAGTCATAGTATGAGTATGAATATAGGCCTTCATACAGCCCAGCCCCTTTACAATCTTTTCAGCATTTGAAAACCATCTAAATCCACCCTGATATATTTTTTTATTGTCAATGTGTCTTACTATTCCGCCACTGCCGCCCCATATTTTGCCATCGACATAGACCAGGGCATAAGTGTCTAACTTGTCATCACGTAACAAACTCAATAAACTCCACGGATGCATATACCCATAGTTTTCTGGCAAATTGTCTACATCAGCATCAAAGTACGCTGTTAAACCTGCAGTCAGCTTTTGTGTAAATTCAGCCTTATTCTCAGCAGACAGTACAAGCACATCAATCACATCCATGTTTCAACTTTCTACAACACCAACCAAGTGTAATCTGTCCATTTCAGAACAGTTCATAAATGTGTGATTTTGTCGTGTGTCAGCCCAATACACATGCCCTGCTGACATGTGAGTCAAATTGGCTGTATCATTATTCTTAAAAACAAAATAACACTCAGGATTGGTAACTAATGGAATATGTATTCTTGGCGTAGAATCCTTGTGTATGCTGTAACAACTCATTCGATTGACCCACATGAATCTTGTTCTTGTCATTTTATAGTCTGTGATTAGCTTTTCAAAAACAGTGTCTTTAAAGAATGGATTTATTTTATTGTAAGACAGTTCCATGCCTTGATTTCTACCCACAGCACTGGTCCATTCATGTTTTGTCCAAGGTTTGCCTGTTTCTGGATTCAATGGCACATCCAGGTCTCCGGGATTCAAGTCGTCCTTGTATTGCAAGCCAGCTTGTTTGCCCTTGTGTCCACTGCTGGTCCAAACAATGTTGGGTTCTAACCTAAGGAACTCATTTAAGATATCAGTGATATCAATTTCGTTTAAAATTTTTATCATAATTTATATTATCCCATTCAATTATGCTAACTCTGGTATTATTTATCCAAAAATCAATGCCATTTAGTACCTCTGAATACATGACAGGTTCTTTGTCAGGGTAGTTTTCTAGGTAACCCATCTTTAACAATAACATTGGCAATTTATTGTTTTTCTTAACTCGCTTGTGTGTTTGTTCAATAATATATTTGTTCATATAATATGGATTAGTTTGTCTACTTGGTTCGCTGGCATCTGCGGCCATTGAGCCAGACGTTATGACAATGGTATCTTCTGACAATCTTTCAATCATAGTGCTTTGTGTTGCATGACAATAAACATTGTTAAAAAAATAATCAGGCCGTTGGCTTTTGACAAATTCAATGACCTTTTCAATATCATGTTCAATGTCAAACCCGTTTGACCTGGACAGTCCAGTTACTGAGTAATCTTCTCGGTTGTTAAAATGATTGTAAATTTGTAAACCCAGGCCTTTTGTATGGCCAGTTACTATAACTTTTTTCATATTAGTTCTTTAGACAAAATAAGTCTTGGTATTGATATATGGGAATACCCAGATATACAGCTGGTTTGAGTTCTTCTTTGACCCAATTGATATCATAAAATGTGTTGAACGATGTGTTATTTTCCGACACAAAGTTTGCGGTGTCTGTGACAACAGTGGATGTGTTTATCCAATATGCCATGTTCTTGTAATTGATGTTATTAAAATCCAGTGGCACTACATTTTCAAAGTTGTTAGATATCCAGGTATAAAAAGGCTGAAAAACGTCCGACCTCCAAATTGTGAATAAAATAGCGCCATTTGGATTTAATAATTTTTTTAATTCGTTTAATTCATCTTTGGCCTGTTCAATTGTATTATGGGTAAACACACTGTAGCATATGATAATATCAAACTTTTCAGAAACTGCGTCAGATACCTTGATAGTTTTATTGCCTGTTGGATTGTACGCCTGGTGCCATTTGTCATAATGCATAAAACGATATCCAGGATGTGCAAGACTGGCTGTTTCTATGGCCATTGGAATAATATCAATACCCAGGTACTTTTCAGCTGTAATGTGTTCAGCCGCTGATTTTAAAAAGTTGCCTTGGTTACAACCGTAGTCAAGTATTGAAACATTTTTCCAGTCAATGTTTAATTCTTCGTGATTAAATGTACGAAAAAGATCTTTGTTATCATTTTGAAGATAGGTTGTGAAAATTTGTTCAGGCTTCATATATTTCAGTGAGTTTATTCCAAGTTATATTACCAACGTCCACATATCCTCTGTTTATGTATTTTTTATAACGTCCCATGATGCTTTCTGCTGGCCAGGCATAAATGTTATCATTGAGTCTTAGTGTGCGAGTTTTAATATCATCTAGTGTGTTTTTTGCAGTGATAAAATTTATGCCATCGCTGGCAATTGCGGTCACTGTATAATCCACAATGTTCAGGCGTTCAGTTACTGATACAGGATGTACAAAGGCCTGATATTTAAAATCATTTATTGTCCAGTACGTTCCGCTGTGCCCTAACCAATTGGTTTCTTTTGTTATTGTGGCTAGTGGCTCGAGCGTGTGCTTTACTGTCTGAAACTGGTCTTCGCTGGTACAGCAGATGTCTAAATCATCTGGCAGCCAGGTTGGTGTGTGATTGTGTTCAGTTTCCAGTAACCATGTCATGAAACTGCCTGTGAGAAATGGGCCAGTTTTGGTGTTTAATACTATTAGATTTTTAATGTAATCTAGATGTTGGTGCATATAATTATTTATCGGCGCATTTCTGGCTATGCAACCAAGTGCTATAAATAGATTCATGTTAGATCATAGATTCTTTAGAGAAAGCCTGGCCAATAAAACTTTGCAATGGTTTCAATCTGACAATAAAGATAGATATAAATCTGAGAATAAATTTGGATTAAATCTATATCAACCAGACTCATTTAATTATAAATTTAATTCACACGGATTTCGTTGTGATGAGTTTGACTTGCCAAGTGAATTGCCTATTGTTTTTTTAGGTTGCAGTGTAACAGAGGGGGAAGGGTTACCGGTTGATAAAACTTGGGCGTATCACACTGTTGAGAGAATAAGAAAAACAACCGGTAAACATATTCCCTTTTGGAATTTGTCTACAGCTGGTTGCGGTCTTGATTTTAACGCAGGTATTCTTGCTAATTACATTGATCAGCTTAAACCAATATATATTTTTTATCTTCGTCCAAGTTGGTGGCGTAGAGCTGTGTTTACTCAAAAAAGAGAAATATTAAACTGGGTGCCTAATTTTAGCGAACAGCACTCTTGGAATATGCCAAGACACTTTAGTGAAACATTTGTACATGAACATTATGCATTACAGCAAGCAGATCGAAGTCTAACCATTATAGATTTGTTGGCAGAAAAATACAAAACCAAGGTCTTCCACCATGCATGGGATAGACATCCAGCAACTGAAGAAACAATACAAACAAGTATTTCCAGACTTAAAAATTTTCAACAATTAAAAGCGGCATGGACTAAAAATGTCGATCTGGCCAGGGATTCTGCACACCCTGGGCCAGCTACACAACAAATGGTTGCTGATCAAATATGGGAACTTGATATCAAACAATTGTTTTAAATGGCTCCTCGACCTGGGCTCGAACCAGGGACCTACGGATTAACAGTCCGGCGCTCTACCGACTGAGCTATCGAGGAATATATGTTTAATTATAACAACATTGTTGGAGTTGTTAACCTAAGAAGTAAAACGGGTCTCTTTCAAACTCTTCGGATATTTTGACCAGTTCTTTGTAATTTTCAATCCTGTCTTTATAAGATGGATTCTTCATTGGTATTACCAAATTGGTCAATGGGGATTTTAATTTGAATCCCATTATAGGTGGCAATAAGTTTATGTCTGCAGAAAAGTCTTTGTATCCAATAAACAACATGTTGGGATGTTCTGCTACAATTGCACTGCGATTAACTCGATTGTAAAATTTTAAAACGTGCCTGTAGTAGTCTTTAAATTTGTTTGGATCTATTGAAATTTTTGGCTTGGATTTTTCAACAAACGGAACATAATTGTTGTTTGAGTACACAGCCCTGATGTGTGCCTGACTATTTGTTCTCATGATGGCCAAACTGAAGGTTGTTTCAACCATGTCCCTGATGCTGATGATACAAGCTGAATTGGCATCCAATAATTTTAAATTTTCAATGTCATGTGTATGAACAATATCAAATGGACTTAGTTCTTGTATAGGGAACGGTTGTCCATGCATATCGCCATAAATTTTTGTAGTCTTTCCAAGTCTCTTGTATATATTTTGAATTATTTTAAATGTAACAGTACTGCCTGTTCTTCTTGGTCCGTGTACCACCCACCTGTTGATATCGGTTATATATCGTTCGTTTAAGGTTTCTTCTTCCTTAAAGGTATTGTAATCTGATTCAAGTTGAAATGCTATTTTATCAATATCATTGGTACCATTGTCGGTGAGTGTGGCCATGCACTCGGTTTCCATTGGCTCACTGAACCATTGTGCTGTTTTCTCTGATTTAAAATAAATTGACCATAATGCATCTAAACTAGCACGAGCATTAATTGTAGGAGCCTCTACATCAACAATAATGATGTCACTACAGGTAAAACTTGCATGTTGGTTAAGCTTTATTGTTTGCTCTTTATACTTTGTACCTAAATCGTCTTCGCCAAGATAATCCGTGCGAATTCCTTTTTGTATCAATTTTTCTTGTAAAAGTTTGGCAAAACTAGTTTTGTTAGCTGACGCATGCCCAATAAGTAAAATTCTTCTTGTCATGACAATATTTAGCTGGAGCGGGGTAACAGAATCGAACTGTCAGCATTAGCTTGGAAGGCTAAGGTATTACCACTATACGAACCCCGCACTTTATTGAAACACACTAACCGCTCTGTTTCTTCTGTATGCCTACAGATTGTATCCATTCGTTTAATACGTTTCAATAAAGTGTCTAGCTACTCACACCACATGAGCCCTAAACTGAGTGGAACTACTCTGTCTACGTATTTTTACTTTTGGGAAAGGTTAGCGTTCCTCACCTAATGCGTTCCCGCCACTCCACCACAGAGTACGGATGGTCAATGCACTACACACCTAGCACTTTCTTTGGTGACTGCCCCACCCACTTTATAACGTTAAAGTGTAAACGGGTTTTTTGGTCGGAGTACAAGGATTCGAACCTTGTACTCTAAATTGGTCTCCCTAGGAGGATTTGAACCTCCACCGCATGGTCCCAAACCATGTACGCTACCAGGTTACGCCATAGAGAGTTTTTTCTTCCACTCTTTAATGTAAGAGTATACTAACTCTTCCACTAAATGTCTATATCTACTATGCCACATGAAAGTTCAAAATGTCATTTTCTAACAGAAGTTGTCTTACCTGTTCTGTTTCTTCTTTGGTTTGAAATTGTAAAGCAACTTCATCAACTGTTACTTGAGTCAATTGACCAATTTTAAGATAACCAAAAGCTATCTTGGGGTCATCAATGTCCAGGCCAAAAAAGTCTTTGCCGCCACGTTGATGATAAAAATCTTTCCACTTTGAAATGTATGTTTCTTTTACGTCATTGTTCATTGAACCAGGTGTACCAGTAAACCACATTACAACTGATGCTGAATGTGTATGTTGTGGTACAAACTGTTCCTTGGTGCTGGTTAGATCAGCAGAAGTAAACAACTCTCTTGCGTGTTTTCCAACGTGAGTATAGTGTAATGACAGTTCACCAAACACTGTAAAAGGATTAAATTTTGTGTAATCTTCATTGTTGATACTGTAATACTCTGTACCACCTTTGTTGAAATCTAAAAACATTTTAAAATTTGAACTGCCATTGGATCTGAACTCACCCTTTAACCAATGTATAATATCGTTGTATTCACTGGCCACTTCTTCCATGGGAAGAAACCCACGTACACCCATTTTATATATGTCTGGAAAGTGAACATGCATGCGATTTAACGCTTCTAATGCATTTTCTTTGGTAATTGTTTCTTTAACAATAGAACCAGGTAATTCCCTGTTTAAAATGTCTACCAGTTTATAAAGCTGTAGTATTCTTTTTTCAATCAATACAGTATTATTGGTAGAGTTTTTATGATTCAACGGACATAGATTAGAAACATTCATGCGTTTTATTTCTCTTGCCCAATTGGACAAAGACTTTACTGTGGTATCAAGATCATAAACTAATTTAACATTGTTGGTAAAGTTTACTTGAAATTTCATCGGAATACCTATTTAAAATTGGTTGCGGAGGAGGGAATCGAACCCCCAACACCAGCTTATGAGACTGGTAAGATACCGTTTCTATACTCCGCGATATTTGGTGCCCCCACCATGATTTGAACACGGGACCTACTGATTACAAATCAGTTGCTCTACCAGCTGAGCTATAAGGGCAATACTTGGTGGAGACGACTGGAGTCGAACCAGTAGTGCCTTTCGGGCGGCGGATTTACAGTCCACTGGGGTTACCAATTTTCCTACATCTCCAAATTCTTGGTGCCCAATGTCTGATTCGAACAGACGACCTACCGCTTACAAGGCGGTTGCTCTACCCCTGAGCTAATCGGGCTATATGGTGGGTCGTGACAGGCTCGAACTGCCGACATTCTGCGTGTAAGGCAGACGCTCTACCAACTGAGCTAACGACCCGTTATTCTAAATATCTATAGTTTGTAGTTTCAGTATTCTCTCTATAAACTATAGCACCATTTTTTAAATGAAATTTACGTGCCATTTCTGTCTTTGGACTTAGTGTAACAAATGTTTTTACGCTGGGTCTAGTTTCTTTGATATGATTTACTGCATCAAAAATTAACTGTCTGCCTGCTCCCGGAGCATAACTCCATATGGTATAAAATACTGCTACATCTGGTTCGCTTGTTCCCGATTCAAAAAGCTCGCCTTCTGATGTTGGAATAGAATTTTGGTAACTCACACAAGTGATGGCCTGTGCCTCATTATCTGTTTTTCTTAGTACAAAGACATCTTTGTTATTACCAACTCTTTCGTTGTGTGGTATATGAGGACGCACAGGATCGTGATTTAAAAAATCAATAAACCTATCAGTGAGATTTTGTATTAAATGTAACATATTTCTTCACCATACTTATCCACCTTGGACCGAATCTGCGGGTCCATTCTGGTCATCTATATCGTAATATTCATCTTTGAGAAAAGCTTCTGCTTGTTTCTCACCTTCGGTTTTCTTCTTGCCAAATGTTGCTTCCCAGTTACTGGTAAAAGTACTTGGGTCTACACTAAATGGGCGAGGAGAATCACCTTTACCGCCATCTGACATAATTTTCTCCTTGTAAAATTTGGTGGAGGTGACAGGGATCGAACCTGCGACATTTTGGTTGCAAACCAAACGCTCTCCCAACTGAGCTACACCCCCAAAAGCATATTGAAACACACTAACTACCTTGGTATGTACTAAGGTTCAATGAACCGCTACGACCCTATCTTTAATGTGCTTCAATATGCTCTGCATCCCCCGGCGGTAATTATAGTACAGAAAGATATGACGCTATCATACCCCTCACACGCACCTTCCACCCGCTTCCCGACAGGGACCGTTCTCGCATTGCTAGCGGCCTTTGGGTTCAAAGACTACCACCCGTAGTTGTCACACTACTTCTCATCGTGTGGGTCACACTATCCGGAGACACCCGGAACGTTCTTTGCTAAGGGGCACAGGAGTGGCTCCAAGTCTTACGTCACGGTTTTTGCGTAACTGCTCTGCTGTTGTTTAAGAGTAGGCACCGTAGGCCATGGGCCGCTATGCACACTCCCCCTATAAATCTTATAACAAAACACACTGATGTCCTGTAGCTTTAACAGGCCTTTCACTATTTAATAATGACGCAGTCACACGTCAATGTGTTTTAGTATAAGGGAGAGCCACGGTTGCAGGACCTAGTGCTTTGTTACCAAAGGAAGTATCCAGGCGATGTGGCTCTCAAAATAGATGTAGCCGAGGGAGTTGCACCCTGCTAGTCAGCGCCTCCTGTTGCCGGAAGTGCCCGTAACTACTACTGCTACAAAATTAGGATTAAGCTACTGGTTTCCACAC